TTCGCCGGGCACTACAACATAGTCAAGCCCACGAGCGTCAAATACCGCGGTATTCCAGTCTTGCAGTTGCAGGGTATAACGAGCCTTGTATGGCTCTAGACCCATGTAGTAGAGTTTTCTCATACACGGTGCCCTGCTAGACGACGAGTGTCCTCATCCCACATGTTCTTGGCTGGTTTGCCTTGGCTGTGTTTGTTGAATTGTTGGAATGCATAACTGCGGAAGTTATACAAGTCCGCCTCGTTGAATTTGTAGCCATAATCCACGCAGAACTCGCGGTATTGATCAAGATCGTCCAGAGTTTGTTCTGTGCGGGGATTGTGTTTGATTGTAGGCTTGGCCATGTTGTTTCCTATTAGATTTTGATTGAATGGGCAGGTTGAGAGAGATTGTATTGTATAGATGCGCCGTTCTCTCCATCCTCGGACACATCAATCCAGATTGCTCGGTCTGGATATCTAGCAGCAATCTGATCGTAGAGATCATCCGCCATCATTTCACAACTTTTATAGTCTAGACTTATAGTGGTATCACGATACAGATTCTCGAGCCATCGCTTGAACTGGATGAACTCGATGTCCCTGTCATTGTGCCACACATCGATCCACACCCGGAAATGAAACATGTGACGGTGAGGACTAGCAAGAAACGATACGTCATATTCATCTCCAGTGGCCAATTGCGGATCTGTGGCAGCGGCTGGATATTTATGGATGCCTTCTTTGCGGAAGGTGACCCAGATCTTGCGATCCGCGCGGTGACGGATACGATCACGGTGTTCTAACAATGCTTGTTCTCGTTGTATCATAGTGTTTCGTCCTTGGTATATTTAGACCAGTCAGTGAAGCGATCCCAATTTTGTAAGTCATGTATGCTATGGCACCAAACGCCGGGGTTGGTTGCAGCAAAGTCCTTGTCGTCCAGTTTGAGTGTGGCGTTGTAGCCTAACTGTCGGATGTAAGGCATCTTGACCGAGATCATTGGAATAAAGTTGCGATATTCACACAATCCTGATTCCAGCAGCCCTTCTACGCATCGGATATCTATATCCAGGGTACATAGATAGTCGCGATCAAGAAAGCCTCGGATCATGTCTTCCCACGGTTTCCATGCAGCAGCATCATTCACATCGGGATTAGGGAAACTTTGATTGGCACCAAAGTAAATATGCCCCCGACCATTCAAGTTATATCCAATCCATTCCTGTTCTTGAACACCAACCACAAACAATGTAGGCATGCCAAATGCAGGTGTGTGTTCTACTTCAGTTCCGTAAAAGAACTTGACGTCCTCATGACCTTCGCGGTTCATACTTGATCCTGTTCAAGTTGTTGTAATGCTTGTGAGTTTAGCAGATCTTCAGGGTCAGTGTCAACCTCTACCACATCAAATAACTGATTGAACATGGTATTGGCATTCACAGTTTTCTTGCCTTTGAATCCGCGTGTGCCAATGATGTCCATCCAGTATCTGCTGTAGGACTCAATGATGGCTTCGGATTCGGCGCGATCTGGTGTGGCAAATATGGCTTCCACGATGTCCGCAAATCTTTCGTGACCACCTTTTGAGTCTCTCATCATTCGGGGATAGTTTCCTGCATCAAACTCGCGATTGGCCCGTTGTACTGATTCCAAATGCATCCAAACATTATGCCCCATCAGCAATGCATACGAGAATGAGTCCCATGATGTCTTGCCTTCTTTGCCGATCTTGTTTAGATCACCAGGTTTATAGATACAGATGTCCTTCATTGTGAACAGTCTGCTGAGTGGGCTTTCATCAAAGTGATCCACCAGGCCATCTGCTACCACAGCCTGCCCATATGGGCGTGTGTCTGTGCTGTATTTCTTGTCATCCGCGATGGGGCTCATCCTGTAGCACCACTTGCCATCGTGCGGCAAGTCAATGTGATGATACACTTGACCATTAGCAGTAGCGAGGAATGGGCTGGCACAATCAAAGGAGATCGTAAATTGTGGATTCACATGCTTACGAACTGCCCTTTGAATCACGGTGAGTAGCACAGCCCATTCCAACTTGCTTGTGCCCAAGAAGTGCATCCAATCATGCACACCCTGTTGCAGCAGGTTGTCATGTCTCAACGCCACCAGACGCTTGAGCACAAGATGCACATCGCACATGTTCTGACCGCCCATGGCCCAACCATCAAAATGTCGGCCTGGGTATTGTTGCGGATCGCAGTAGTGCTTCATGGTGTCGTACCATTGCTCTGCTGAAGTATGATTGTCACCTTGCAACACATTCAAGAATTTGGCACCACCGGCATCTTTGCCCTTGCGGTTGGCCATGAAGTATTCATTGTTGAACTTGGTGGCATCCACTGCTTCTTGCAGCGTGGTGATCTGGCATGCGGCACTGGCCTTCTTGTCATGGATCACCCAAGTTGGGATATCCAAGATCATTCCGTAATCACTGAGAGTGTCTAACCATGTAAAGATGGCAGCACGTTTTTTCTGTGCTTTGGCACAGCCCGAATTAGCACGCCAGTCGCCTTCCCACAAGCCCTTGGCGATTTGGAATCCACCAGAGTCACCCAGGATAAAACTGCCAGGTTCTCTGTTGCGAACCATATCCTCTGACCAGTCCTGCTTGTTGAGATCCAAGTTGGCATGCCCACCTGAATACAGACTCCACCGATATGGAAACAATGCTTTTTGACTGTTGAGCCAATTCATCTGTTCCATATCCGTGAGACCTGTGGGCAGCCTGGCAGGATCCACATACGGTTCATTGCGTTGCTTGCCTATGAATGTGGCGTAGAATCCCGAGATGGCCGGCAGGAACACTGCATAGTCGTTCTGCTTGGCTGTGAGATTGTCTTGTGTCATTGATTGAATACCTGTTGTATCATTTTATAGTCTTGAGCGTAAGCACGTTGCACACGTTCCACTAGTTCTGGCCGGGTATTTAGACGGCTGCAAATAAATTGTTGAACTTTTTTAATTTCTAGATTTGATTCGCCGCGATTTTGATCTAATCCTGTCATAGGAGCAAATCCTAGATAGTTGCCAATGTCGTTATCAAAGTTTTGATTTATGTAAAAAAACTTTCTTGGCACCTGTGGTACTAATTCTTGGAAAAATTCACACTGTGGCCACACATGGTCATCAAATCTATTAAGATTATCAAACACCAAGCGTTCTACCACTTGATTGTATTCTTCAATGAATGTGTCGGCAGATATTTGTTTATCGTTTGGTCCGGGGCCAGTATCCCAACTATATGCACCCGTCACATGCAATACATAACTATTAAGATATTGCCCGATGCCAGATATCCAGCGGTCGAGCGGATCTCTCATGACCACGATCAATTCTTTTAGCGTTGGTGGATAATCGTTGTTGGTTATTTCTGCGCTAGTCCACCCGTGATGATTGCTCCAGTCCAAGAGATAACTACTGGCATTTTTTGGTATGTTAACTATAAAGCGAGACCGGTCAGGATTCAACAACCCTGACCCGTATCCATAGCCACGCTCTGCCAGTTGTTCAATCACTTGGTTTGTGCGGGTAAGATGTAGTTGTAAACAGCCAGTCCTGAATCCACAGTGATCTGCATGCAGCCGCTGTCGGATATCTGCATGGTTTTGTCACCAGTAAGACTCAATATGTTCATGACCTGCGACACCGGCCATGACCATGTGTGCTTGAGTGTGCCCGTGACATCGGGCTGGAACACAAAGTTACCACTATGGGTAGAATGATCACCAAATAAGAACTTGAGATTTTTGTTTTCAATTTTGACCTGGAAGTTTGGCGCATCAGCGTTGGCCTGTGCCTGCATCTTGAGACGTTGAATAGCAGCCACAGTGGGTTCAAAAGTGATATTCCAGGTAGCACCATTGAATTTCAAAGTCTTGAGTATGTCGTTCACAATCTCACTGGCCATGAATCTGTAGTTGTTACGGAAGTCTCCTGCTTTGTTTTCAAATGTGATACCGTCGGGTTCGCCAGTGGTGCGTCGAGTGATTGTGAGTGTAGCATCTTCACGATATTCTTGCAGTCCCAGCAATGTTTTGACTTTGCCGAGATTAGGCATGCCAAACACACCAATGAAGTCTGCCACAGGATTGGCAAACTTGGCTTCTAGGATAACTGATTTGTCTTCGGCCACAGCAGTCACCAAAGTGTCTGCGGTAGTGCCGGTTACTTTGATCAAGTCGATACAGCCGAGATCATAAGTGTGTTGTACTAGGTCTAATAGATGGTCTTTCATGAGTTTTCCTTTGGGTTAAATAGTTTTCGAAGTGTTTCTTCGGGGTAGTTTTCTTCTTTGAAATGTGCTTCTAATGTTCTACGAATTTTCTTAATGTTAAACTCGCGTTTGGTTTTAGCTTGACTGATATCCACTTTTAAAGAATCGGCTAATTCTATAAGCTGATCCAGTTCTATTGCATTATAGAGTTCTTCCAATGGTTTGTCAATAGTTTTAGCAAAAATACCTGCCAGTGCTTGTCCTCCGCGAAGGCTGTCAAGAACACCGGGTTTGCGTATTTCTATCCAGGTTGTGCTTGATTGATCTCGATGATCATAAGTTATCTCATACCCTAAATCTAACGCATGCTTGCGAAGCAGCCGACCGGGAGTGTAGGAACAATAATGATGTTCAGTCAATCCCACTGCTCTCCAATTATCACAATCATTGAAGCTGAATAGAAAACTGCCGCCGGGGCGAAGCAATACAAATATTTCATCCAGATATTGTTTTACAACTTCCCAGGGCTTGAAATTAAAGTAATTAAATGCATACACTATCCCAAATTGCCCTTGAGGTAAATTCCAAAAGATCTTATCGGGTGTGTATTCTTTGATTACATAATATCTCAATCGACGCTGATACTCGGGCGTGAACAGAAAAGTAACAGGCTCAAAAAGATCTGAATGCGTGTCAATTAGATACATGGGATCTAATGCTACTAAATCTTTTATCCAGGGATTGTGTGCAGGTCGAATCACCATTCCTGGAAACTGCCAGTTGGTATGGATCTTAACTCTACTTTCAAGTCGTGTATAACTGTCAGGATCTATATCTAACGTTCTTTCCAAAATATAAGCAGGGGTATCCGTTCTCATACCTTGCTGATAATTGTCCGTGCTATCTGCGAAATATTTGTTTTCGTGCTGTTCTATTAGTGACTGGACACCCCCGCGTAGCTGTGATAATTTTTGTTCATATTGTTTTACAGAGTTATCCAGGTCCTGTTGTATTGAAAGTAAATCAGCAGCAATATCACCGATCTGTATGTCTTGATATTGCACAATCCGAGTGATCTTGGCTATCTCTGCTGTAGACGCAGAGGCAGCCGTCTGGATACTTAATGTGTCCAGATGGTTTAGATATTTGACAAGGTCACTGATCTTCATTCGAAAGAAAATAAACTAGTAAATGTGTTTTCTGTGTTGGTGCTGGATTTTAGATCCCAGCCTAACACACCCAAAAGATTGTCAATCTTCTGATCCACCACAGTGGCTTCCATCTCACCATCATCGAACGGCAAGTCCTTGAACCATTGCGGCAAGTGCATCTCGTCTGTGGGATAACCGATACTCGTCCATCCCAAGGCATTGTCTTTGAGTTTGCACACGATGGTCTTCATGCCATCCACGATCTGCATTGAGTAATTGTCCGAGTTCATCCTACGCAAGTTGTTCCTGTTCATGGCTGCTCGCACATGTCCGGGCATGTTGGCTTTGCCCAGTCGTTCTTCTTCTTTTCTATACTTGGTCAAGTTATTCACACGCTTGGGTGAACCTTTCTCCCAGCCTGGTCGTTCCATGAATACGTATTTGAACTCTCTTATGCGTGCCACAATCTCTTCTCTCTGTGTTCCTGTTAGTACCTTATTTAGAATCTCGCTTAGGAATTCTTGAATAATCACAGGCGTATCACTGCGCTTCAAGTCCAGCCCCATGGCCTTGACCTTGCCGGGCTTGCCATTCACATCCACACGCTTGTTCTCTTTGTCGATGTACAGCACAGCATAACGCTTCTTGGTGATGAACAATCCAGTTCTAGCCACGATCTCTCGCCCACCGCGGATCACAGATCCCATCTCTCTTGGGCAATGGAATGCCTGTTCCATGAAGCTGGGGAATGATTTATTCACCTGATCTGCTATGGAGTTGTACAGCGCGATGCAAGTCTCCGCAGACCATTCCATGCGTCCTTCCGCAACTTCTTTCTCCAGCATGGGCCAAGCACTGAAGTAGCATGAATCTGTGTCACCGTAAATGATACTTTTACCCGAGTGGTCGTATTCGCCAGTGATGCATTCATTTACATGTGCATCCATGTGCTTGGCAATACTGCGACCTACCAGGGTAGTTGATTGTCCGATACGCTTGTCAAAGAATCTGCAACCGGCATTCAAGATAGCACCATACAAGCTGTTCAAGTTGATCTTCTTGACCAGCTGGCGTTTGTCCCAGTATTCAAACTGCACATCATCCTTGCCTTCGTACTCTCGGGCTTTTTTCTGCATGTCTTTGCGTTCGCTATACCAACGCTTGAGCAAGCCGGGAATCACAGCCTCTTTTTCGTAAGTGAAGATGGTGCCATTGGCACTCAAGATCCAAGGTTGATTAGAATCAAAGATCATCTTCCATATCTCGGCTCCTGAATGCACAGTTTCTGCGCCATCCTGCCAGTCTATAGTGATCTCTGTGCCGCGTTGCTGTTCCATCACGGCTGTGTATTCCAGGCTGGCGAACAATCCCTCCCAGGCAGCAGCAAAGCTGTCACCCTTGGCCATCTTGTCCCGGATCAGCCTATCGGTCATTATGGGCCGAAGTTGACCGACAATGGTTTCGGGCCCCATGTTAAGGGCCCTAATAGCACTGGGATAGAGCGAGTTGATGTCGATGGAACCAATCCATTCGTGGATGCCTTTTTTGGGATAAGCAACATAGGCACCTGCGGCTTGCGTGTCTTCATCGGAGAGTCTTTCTTTACGGTTGGGAACTACCATACCACGCTCATGAGCTTCCACAATAATGGCCTGCTCAGTCACTGCCACTGCACCCATTGTGGTTTGCAGCAGCACGGTATTTTCATGCGCCAGGGTGTTGGCCAGACTCAAGAAACGCAGTTTCTTATCTAGCTTGCCTATCAACATTGTGTCCTGGCGATTGTAATCAATAAAGGTCTTGAAGTTCTGATTGTAAAGTTGGTCTAATGTGCCTTCAAACGCAGTCTTGCGACCAATCTCTTCGTATTCACCAATAGCATCCAACGCATAGCTATGGCGTTCTTCGTAAGTGTATTTTCTATACAGTTGCATATAGTCCATATGCACTCGCCCCACCAAGTCAAAGGTCTCGTTCTCTGCACCAAAGCGTTCAAACATGCGTTGCTTGGGGAACTGATTCCACAGGCACATACGCCGTGTGTCATCTTTGCTTAATACCCTACTGATACGATTCACGGTGTAAGGAATGTCATAGCCTTCCGAGTTCCATCCAGTAAGGATGTCTGCATCCTGGATCAAATCCAAGAATGATTTCAACATGTCCGCTTCTTTCTCGAACATAAAGCAGTTGGTGAATTCACTGGCAATATCCTGTGCAGTCTCCATGCTCATGTGCTTGGGCGGCACCGCCAGCGTGACGATCTGATCCAACCAATCCATGTAGATAGAGATGGCTGTGACCGGATTGAATGGATCACTTACCGGAGAGAATCCTCGTTCAGGGTCAAAGTCTACTTCAATGTCGAAGAATGCTGTGTGTAGCTTTGGTCCGTCTTGACCTTTGTAGTTGTCCTCAAGGCAGCGGAAGATGGGATTGATGTCACTCTCGTAGATCTTCTTGCTGGAGTGCATACGCACTTCTTTGCGGAACTCTTTGTTGTTCTTTGAAGAAAATCTTGCTACGGGCGTACCATAGATTGATTGGAACTTGCCTCGGGGATCGTCGTAGTAGAAAACATAGTTGGCCGGATATTCTCGATAGACTCTCTCGCCATTTTTCCTCTCAACCACATGTATGCGATCGTGTGCTCGATCATAAAGTGCGTCAACGTAACTCATATATCTCCAATTATGGCTGGTCTGCCGTGATTCATGTTCGTGTAGTGAACGACTCTCAACTGCTGTGTGACAGCAGTCTGATCAGCCCTATGCTGTCTATAATACTTATTATCAGGTAGTTTCCCAGTATGCCAAAACTGCCTCGGGTATATGCACACCAGGACATGATCAAGCATGCAGTGATGTATGCTATGTATAATTTTACAAATGGCAAGTCAGGTACCATGAGCGCATAGGTCAGGCTACATCCCAGTGAGATACCCCATGTCATGACTTCTAAACAGAATCGTAGTGGATACGCACGAAAATCTTCTCGCACATAGTCTGCTACACCGGATCGCCATTGTGAGAACGTGGTCATAGTCCTCCGGCCAACCATGTATTGGGCAGTTGTTTGATCTGTTCTAGTTTAGCCATGGCATGATCTCTGTTGGGATGGTCGATATCAAAAATATCAATTGCTTTGAATTCTTCTTCACTATAGGTTCCCCAGTTGGTTATTCTAACATAATCAATCTGCTTTGCCAAGTAGTTTTGGCCCAGCTCATAAAATTCTAACAGTTGATCGATGTTATCTTGCTGAACTACCATACGTAGGTGTAACGTCATTCCGTTCTGATCCTTTTTATTTTTTATCCATTCCAGCGATTCAAGTATGTCTGTCCACTTTCCGCCACGTCTGAGTCGTTCATATGTATCACGTTGAGCAGCATCAACAGTGACCGTGATGTTATCTATTCTGTCAACCATGCTGCCTAATTTATGCCAAAATTTTGGTGCCAATAAACCGTTGGTTTGCAGCCACAATCGTAGATTAGGAAACTTTTCGGGTTCTATAGAACTTAAGAATTTCAACAACAACGGACTAGCAAAAACTTCACCACTGGTGCTGACATGTAAAACGATTGGTTGATCGCTGCTGTTGGTAAACAAATGGTCTTTAAGTACCTGTCCCAATCTCAACTGTTGATCAACTTGATTTTCATTGATTTTAAAAATACGTGTTCTACAACTAGGGCAAGAGAGATTGCATGTGGCATCACCACTGATATAAATTTGTTGTGGTAATGTCCATGTCTCGGGATGGGTAACCGCATGTTGATGCTGCTCATTGAGAGATTCCACCTCCACCAACTGATCCATGGCAATAGTGCTGCATACAACACCATTGCAGTATTCGTATGAACCTCTTCCAATGCTGGCACGGATGTCCTGGGCGAGATCTGATCCAAGTATCTCGCTGATAGATTGCTGGAATATATTTCCAACCTTGGTGGGCATCCATAATGCACATCCACAAAGACTCACATTACCTTTTAAATCGATTTCGATTGTTCTAAAAGGCTCCAGACAAATCTTGTTTACAAAATCTTTAGGAGGAAATTTAGTTGGCTGGTTGTGGAAATTTATTGTTTTCAAAATTACAAAGTCTTGCCCACAGTTTCCAGGATGGTTTCTAGCTGTTCGTGATCTTGTTTGGCTCGACCAAATTCAGCCTTGTGTGCCAGTTTGATAGCTTTCTTCAGCACAGCAGGTTTGATCTCCAGTTCTTCAGCAATGGCCTTGATAGTGTCATTGAGTCCGGCTGATAGTGTGTCCACTTCGTGCATGACCTGCATGCCTTCGTTGATGATCTGTGTGAGTTTGATCTTCTGTTCGCCGTTGAATGTTTTCATTAAGTATCTCCAGTAAAAATGTATTATAATTGGTCTAGCGGATAAGTTCAAGTGTTTTGGCAAATTGTTGCCTTGTGCGGGTCTCGTACCATGAATAGATTTCGCGCATGACTTCGACATTGCGTTCAAACCTCGGCCTATGTGTTTTCCAAGATTGTTTAACGTAGTCCGTGTCAACCAGCAGCCTGCGATTGTATTCTATAGCAGCAACTACTCGATCAAATGGATTAGAGATCAAATCATAACCATGATCAACTATGTCATCAAATACATCAAGCCCTAATTCTCTAAGATGTGCTACTGCGCCGCAACCATTGAGGATGATAGGAAAATTACAACCATAGAATGCATGTGCTGTTTTTTCTGTTAGCATAAATGCCGGCGATGAAAACACTGACTCGCTCACTATCTCTACAAAGCTGTTGCGATACAATCCTCGCAATCTGTTTTCAAAATTGTTGGCATTATCAGTATTTTTTTGTCCATATTCGCTGTAGATATCATAGTCATCCACTGCAAGACTATTATCTGATTTCATACGATCAAAGCCATTGAGTATGATTTCTCTTATGTCATTATGTTCAGGCCCAAACTCCCATCCCACGATGTCTAAAAATACTTCAGGCATTCCATTGGGATTTTTTAAATAAGTTATCACACCAGTTTTATCATATTCTTGTCCGTACAAATAACTCAACGTGACTAATCTGTGTGCTCTTACATTCCTATTTAGACTTATATATGTTTGTTCACTGTTGAAATTTTTATCTAAAACCGGAGTCAATGCGCTGTATCTGCTGCGTTGATTCACCCAATCTCCGCCCCAGGGGATGATATGCAAGTTGGGTTCATTGATTTCTAGATGTAAATTTTCCATACTGGTAAACAGCACGATTTGGGTATCGGTATGTCGCCGAACAAATCCTTGTATGCTGATGCTGCCTGTCTGTTGCTGATCTTGCCACCAGTTGAATTCCTTCCAAGTATCTAATAGATCCTTGATACCAATGAATACTAGAGATGATTTACATTTGGCGCTCTGAAAAAATCGATCCATGGTCATAGGAGGACAACTCCACATGTAATAACTTTCATTGTCACCTACCAGATCTCTAAATAATGGTAGGCTGAAATCATCATAAACAGCTTGGTTTAACACATACATATTATCTACCCCTGCACCCGCACCGAATACCAATCTTGTCTAAGCCATAGAGCTTGATCCAGCAATGGAGTGATCAGCATCTGACTGCATATTGCTAGATATTCTTGTATAAAACTTGTTTCACTTTCTAACATTTTTGTAAGGTTGATAGGTTTCATGTTGTATAGTTTTTTGCATCGATCAAACTTCTCTGGTTCATTCTCGCGGTTATAGAACTTTAGTTTTTGTTGTTGATCTTGTATCCATTGACCCCACCGATCAAGATCAAGGTCAACATAGTAAAATTCGCAATCATCCGTTGGCACAAATTGAGATACAAACTCACATGGATGCACCGGTATCACTATCCTAGAATATCGTAACCCGCAAAAGAGATTGAGTAATCTATATTGAGAATTGTTTGAAAAATCAGCATAGGCTTGATGGAATTTTTGCCATTGACCAAATTCTTGTTTGGCCTGGCTGAATTGATAGTTAGTTAATCGATCAAATGGATCCGGTAACGATGTTCCATGACCTATGTGGTGGTCCATTAAATCGTGCCTGATCAATGGCATTGTTTCTGGATTCAATGAAAACAATCTAGCCATAAAATTTCCCGCATGCCCAGGCATGTATAGGATGATCACGGTTTTCATCTTCTACTTATAAGTTCAATAGATGCTGAGCTTTTTTAGGTTGTAGTCTGATCAAAGCAAAACCACCTGATCCTCCCGGATACAGGACTGTGACATCTCCAGTCATTGACGTTATCTACTGTTTACAATACGAGCCATGATTGCTCTGCGAGCAGCACGACTCTCTTCAACCTTTTTGGCATCGTTGTCGAACTGCTTTTTAGTGGCTTGCACCATACCGCTGAGTCGTTTGTCACCGCGTTTGAAATCGCCAGCTTGATCGGCTTTTTTAGCATCCTTGGCAGCAGCCGTTTTGTATTGACTCAGCTTGTTGGTGCTGAGCTCATTTACTTTCATATAGTTGCCGGCAGCAGGGCCAACAGCAGCTGGTGCTCCGGTGCTCATGCTTCCTGTTGCACCACTGGTAGCAGGAGAACTATCTAGATAATTATTGGCCGGTGCCGCCGGTGCAGGTTCGGCAGATTGACTGGGTGCAGGTAAAGTGATCACATATGTGGATACATATTTGCCTGTGCCATCGGACTTGGTGTCTTGTGGACCATATTTTGTTCCTGCAGGCAACAGAACCCCATTGGGAAAGTTAGCAGTGCCGGCGATGCTCTGTGCTGCTTTTCGTTTGGCATTCAATTTAGCAATATCCACTGACATCTGCCAGTTACTGCTGGTGCCGGTGCCCACAAACTGTTGGCCAACCGCATCTTGTTCATTCAATCCTTCAAAATTCTGTATTTTATAGTAGTCCGGTGGTGGGTTCAATGGGGCATTCGGTATGGGTTCGGCTTTTGGTGGCGGAAGCAGGTTTCCATTTTTGTCAATACGACGACCCCGGCTATCTACTCGTGTAGAATCTCGCTCGGCATCCTGCCAGTCTTTGGCTGCTTTCTCCATGGCTTTCTTGTTTCTTTCAGCATCCACTTGCTGTCTTGTTTTTTTACCGCTTTGGATGTCAGCTATCTCTTCGGGGGTATACCCACGTATTTTGAAAAACATTGGGTCATTAGGAGACACAGTCTCTGCCTCATCCACTCGTTTCATATCCTTACGGATAGCGGCCTTGGTCTTGCCATATTTCTTCATGAAGTCAGCGTCTGACATGGTTTTGAGATCATCGGCCAATTCTTTCACACGGCCTTCCCTGATCAAGGCTTGACGAAGTTTTTTCATCAAGGGCTCACTGCCTATCCCTGATTCTCTCATCAGTTGTGCTAATGGATCTGGATTCATTACGCCGCTGCCACCGCCCCTGGCATTGGTATTGGCTGGGAATGTAGGGGGTGGGTTATAGGTTCCTGCTCTCTGGGGAATTGCTCCAGTAGGAGTAACTGATGCGGCTTTGGTTGTATCTTTAGCGGCCGGTGTGTTTGTAGCAGGTACATC